CCATCAAACTTTTCACCATTCCAATCATCCCTAATTACTCTTCTCTCTGTAGTAATTCCCGATGTGCTTGTGCGAATTACACAAGAATATGTCCCTCCATCATCTTCAAAATAAGCCCCATCAGTATCATTAAATAATCCAAATCTTCTGCGAATACCAATTTGTGGTTGTTCTAGACGAATTGCAAATGCAAGAGTTGCGGGTCTTCCGGGAATGTATCTCATTACATTCTTGGTTTGTCTGATGACCGTACTACCAGCAGTGGAACCAACCTGCATAACAACATTACTTGCATATTGGTTCCAAGTTGCAGTTCCAACGCCAACTACTCTTTCATCCCAAACATCAGATTCCTTACCATACTGAAAAGTATTGAAGAAAATTGTTTGGAAAGGAGCAATTTTCAATCTATTATTATTAGAAAAATTAGGTCTCCAATCTGTTTGCTCACCCCAATGGTCTGCAATATTGAAAACCTCAAAAAGACTTCTTTCTTGATTTAAGAAGTCTTGTGTAGTCTTATTCCACTGAGCCATTATTAATCAATCCATTCCAACTTAGATGGGTGATATCTTTGTACATTTTTAATATTGAAGTTTTTTTCCATTACTGGATAAATTTGCTGAACAACTGCTCCCGGATAATCAGATTGCAGTTGCTCACCTAATTCTCTTGGGGAAGGAACTCCAGTTTTAGCGACTAATTCTAAACGATATAAACTTCCTTGCCACAAAACATCTGCAGCGTATTCTTCACCAACTTGTTGTGGTTCTGGTTGGTTGGAATTGATGTAAAGATTTCCGTTAAAATCTCCAGAAATATTTACTGATTCTGAGATGAATTGCTTAAATGATTTCATTCTTCTGTTTCTTCTTCTGTTTCTCCATTAAACATTGAGTTCGCTACGATTGGACGAAACTCGTCAATTTTCTCTGCTGATTTTGTAAAAAGAAGTTCTTTAATTTTGTCGCTGATTTGTGAAGGAGATTCGTCAGCAACAATCATATCAAGAAGGTCATCCATTTTAATACCTAAGTAATTTTCTTTATTTATATGTCTCCGCCTTTAGGCATTTCTGCTGGTTTTGCATTTACTTTAGTAGAAGAAGCATTAATTTCTGGTTCCATTACTGGTTGTCCTAAATCCATTTGCGATGTTTGGTCTAAAGGCATACCTGTATTTGGATCTATTGGTTGATTTGGATCTGGAATTATTCCATCTTCAATTTCTTTTTTCATAATCTTATCTTGTTCCACAATTTCTTCGTCAGTTTGGCGCAAAATTTTTCTTCTTAAGTAATCTTGAGAGAAATATTTGCCCACATACGGTTCTGCAACTTGGACCATATTTAGTCTTTCATTAAGAAGTTCCGCATCTTTAAGTTCTGCGAAATGGTTATCGTATAAGAAATCATACTGAATATGTTCTTCCATGATATCCCAATCTTTTGGAGTAATAATATTTTTTAGAATTAATTGAGTTTTCAACATATCGTGGAACATATAAGAAAATCTCTTTCTTAATCTAGAAACAAATTTACTAAATTTAACTTCATCTCTAAGAATTTCAGACGAACGACCAAGATTGAATCCACCCTCTCCATCCATTCTTGATGGTGGAACGTTTAAAGACCTATAAAGTTTCTTTTTAAAATATTCAATATCTGTTATTTCTCCAAGATTCTGCCCGCCCGGTAGTGTGGAAATTTCAGTTCCTCTACCGCCTTCTCTTCTTGGAAGCCAAAAATCTTCCAACATAGCCATAAATTTTTTATCATCACGAATTTCTCCAGTATTTGCATCATAAACAAGTTTATTGCGATACCTCATCATTACATCACGTAGGTATTGTTCTGCTTTAACTTTAGGAAGATTACCTACATCAATGTAGAAAATTCTACGTTCTGGAGCACGAGACAAACGATAAATTACCAAAGAATCTTCAATCATTCTTAACTGATTGAGAGACTTAATTGCTTTATGTAAATATGAAAGAGTTGATCCTTTATTTCTATCTACAAGACCTGAAGTACAATATGTTACAGAATCTTTAGACATTTTAATTCCTTGAGAACCTCCCATAGAAGAAGGATTCCCTGTAGGATACGTCAATTTTGGACTATAAACAAAATATTCCTCTATCTGAGGAAATTCAAAGTCCATAGGATTATCGCTGTTAATATTTGATAATCTATTTTTATCTTTTTCACTTTTTTTCTGCTGCCTTACATACCTCATCTTCATTGGGTCTATGTAACGCAATTCTTGAATACCTTCGTGTGGATTTTTTAAATCAATTACCTTATGGTAATATAGTCTGCCATCAATGTACCAATTTCTATAAATTTCGTGAGATTTTTTATCAAAATCTAATAATGAAAGAATATATTTAAATTCTTGTCTAATTTTCTTCTTAATGCCATCACTAGCATTTAGATTTGAAAGTTCAATTTCTATTGGAGTATCATTCGTATCTGATACAATGGCTTCATTTACAATATCTTCAATGGCACTATCACACTCTGGGTGAAGTGCCATTTCACGATATCTTTTAATTAAATCAAATTCTGTTCTATAAACTCCCTCAATATCTACATAAGAACCAAAAAAACCACTACTCAGGTAGTGGTCAGTCCCATCCTCATTATTTTGGGGAACAGGACTGACTACGCCTGGAGATAATGGTTCGTCGTCTTCAATAGAAAATCCAAACAATCTTGCCATAATTTATTTTTTTATGCCTTTGGTCTATTTATCAGACTTTAGATGCCGTAGATGAACTTATAATCTCGTAAGATTGAACTTGGAATTCCACTGTAAATTCTTCAATAGTATCTCCACTATCATAAGATAAATCAATTGGAGATACGCTTGTTGGGAAAATATCAATAAATTGATATGCTGCTAAAATAGAACTATCTGTGCCTGAATTTGCAGTACTGTTTAGTGTAGAACCTCTTCCAAGTTGATAAACAGTCGCATTACTCATATAAGCACTAGGGTTTGTAGCACCTAAATTATTATCAAGTTTTGCAATTAGTTCGGTCCAAGATTCAAAGGCTCTTCTCAATTTGAAATCTTCATCATTAATGACAGTTACTGTCCAAGCATCAATTGTTCTATCTCCAGCAACTTTAAATGATCTTCCTCTAAATGGAACATCTATACTTGCAACATTTGAACCTGGCAAAGCAGCTGCTTTGCATAAGTACTTAAATTTGTCTGCATCCCAACTAATTCCTGTTGGAAAAGTTGTTAATTCAACTTCGAATAGATTTGGACGAGCGCCACCACCAGTTAGAGCACTTTTGAAATCAGAGATTGTTTTAAGTCTTGCCACGATTGTTACCTCCTTGAGTTATTTGTTGAATAATATTATCAAACAGTACCTGCAACCTCTTCAAAACTTACTCCAGTACGAGTTGCAACAAAAGTAAGAGTTACATAATTAATAGATTTCGCTGGTTTTAAGAAAATATCCGCTCTAAATTCATTATTGTCAATGACATCTGGAGTATTATTTGTGGTATCACAAACAACGAAGAATCCATACAAACCTCTCTTTGCTTGAACATCACGTAGATAAGGTTCAACAATATTCTTAAAGTTTGCTCTAGTTAATTCGTCGTTAAGTTCAAAGAGTTGTGCCTGAGCCGCTCTTTGAAGTGCTTGTTCAATTGTGAGGAATAAACGACGAACATTGATTCTATCGAATGCGGAAGCATATCCCAGTGCAGTTTTATCCCCAAAAAGAAGTGTTCCAATTCCGGGTTGAGTTACTATTGCATTGACTCTTTGTGGATAGAGTTTATCTCTTTGTGCTTTATTTGGATTATATGCAAGTTTGATTGCATTGTTCAATATTCCTCTTTGCTGACCAGCCGGAGAGAACCAAGGATATGCAACAATGTTGGTGCGACACATTAGACCGGCAACATCGGCATTACAAGGGATATAAACAAATTTGTTATTGAATCTATCATAGGTATATTTGTACCCACTATCAAATACTGCATAGGATGAAGATGGTAAAGAACTATTGACCCCACTATTGACTCCACTAAAGAACTTAATAAGATTATTTGTTTGTGTAGTAGTGTTTGTAACACCAACTAAATCTGTTCTATGTGGTCCAATGGTGGCAATACAATCTTTTCTTAATTCTGCCAATGAGATTAAATAACCTGCTTTTGCCTGCGATTCTTCAACATTATCTAATCCAGGTCCCATGATTAGATAATCAACTTGTATTTCATCTTTATTTGAAAACTTATCATAAGAAGTAATTAGATCACCCAGTGTTGCCTTCATTCCACCTGAAGAGGAATAATCAACCCCTCCAGTCAATGTATAAGTTTTGTTTCCAATTGCACTGAAAGTAACATCTTGAGCATTTAATCCCCAAAGTCCATCTGAATTAGAGACTGGAGTAAATGATGCAGCAGCAACTCCAGAATAAGTTGTAAATCCAGTTGCTCTTGGTGCGGTTCCCCAATAAGCATCCGCTGCGCTTGAAGGATTTCCTCCAGCATAAACTTGAGACGAATAGTCTGCAAGATATTGTTCATACCAAATCTTTTGTGGAGAATTGACTGCAGATACGGAATCAAGTGCCTTTGAAAGACTTAAGTGCTTTTCAAGAATTGTACCTTGATTTCCAGTAATCGTTCCAAGATCATCAACAACTACAACGTGAATTGCGTCATTTTTTCCATTTCTTTCAAGAGAGTATCTATTTGTAGTTGGCTTTGGTGCAATAGATCTCCAGTAAATTGTCGTATTGGTTAAACCTAATGTTTGTGACTCATACCAATCAGAAATTGAAGCAGCAGTTGCAGTTCCTGTCGTAATTCCTGAATTATTAACAAATGTTAATAATGAGGAATTTGTAAAAGCAGCAAAATTTGTACCTTCAGCATAATTAATTTGCGTTTCAGTACCAGATGATGAAACTCTTGAAGTAATTTTTACAGAAATGTTGCTATTTTGATTAGTTGCATCGGTAGTCACTCCAGTAATAATACCTTTTAAATAACCGGTAAAAGTTGAAGTTGTTCCTGTTCCTGGAATTGAAACTGCATTTAATGCAGAAGTAATGCCATATCCAACTGCAACTCCTAAATTTCCCAGATCTGTTGTTGTAATTCCAATAATTTGATCGGCAAGATCATCAATAACACAAACTTTTAAGTTATTTGCCCAAGAACCAGGATTTTTGGATGCAAAGGTAAAATTATTTCCTTCTGAATGATTTGCAGTATAATCATCGTAATTATCAATTTTCAATGATGTTGATGCAGCAATGCCAACTCCAGCATTTGCATTATTTAAAGTAGTGCCACTAGTTCTCACTACTTTTAGAACACCCCCATATGAAAGGAATGAAGAAGCACTCATCCAGTATTCGTATTGAGAATCTGTAGATATTGGCTTTCCAAAAACGTTAATTAACTCTTGCTCTGTGGTTATATCGATAGGATAATCGACAGGTCCAATCGAAAAAGGTCCGGCAATAGCACCAATATTATCTAAAACATTATCAGCTCTTCCTACTGTTAAATCAACTTCCCTGACGAGCACGCCTGGAGATAATTGAGGAGTCGCCATTTTTTTCTCCGTAAAATCTCAGTTTATCTAAAAAATATTTATTAAAAAAATACTTTACACAGGGGAAACTTGACGTGAATATTTACCAATCTGGATATTCCCACTTACATGTAACTTTTGATAATATTTTATTTGCAACTATTCTCTTTATCGTGCAATTTTTACATTCATATGAATATGATGATGCTACGGGACCTCTGTCTTTTCTTGTTCTATAGAATCCATCCATTAAATTTTTTATTTCTCCACATACTCTACATTTTCTATCAGTAAAAAGTAAATGACCAAATTTTATTTGATTGTTTATATCCATTACATATATTCCCACATATAAGTATATATATTATAATTTAAATAAAAAATATGTTTCCAAGAATATATACATATAAAATCACTTTTGAAGAAGTCCCATACTATTATTATGGAGTTAAAAAAGAAAAAATTTTTAATGAAGAATATTATGGATCACCTAAATCTAACGTCTGGTGTTGGAATCTATATACTCCGAAAAAACAAATTTTAGAATTATTTGAATATAGCGAGTCGGGATATATTAAAGCGCAAGAAATTGAAAAAAGATTGATAAAACCCGTTTTAAATCATAAATGGTGTCTTAATGAAAATGTTGGAGGTATTTTTTCATTAGCATCCTGCAGTAAAGCTGGTAAAATTGGGGGAAAGAAAACAGCAGACATGCAAAGAAAAAACAATACCGGATTCTATTCAATAAGTAAAGAAGACCGACAAAAAAATGGAAGAAAAGGTGGTTTAATTATAGGACCAAAAACAGGAGCAGATAATGTTAGGTTAAAACGAGGATATTGTGGAAGAACTAAAGAACAAATGAGTATTGATGCGAAAAAAGGATGCTCAGTTACCAATTATCAAAGATGGCAGTGTTTAGTAACTGGTTTTATTACTAATCCGGGAAATTTAACTAGATATCAGAAAAAAAGAAATATAGATACCAAGTTAAGAATAAAACTTAATTAATATTTCCACATATACTCCCATTCAGATGAACGATCTCCATATTCATCAACAAACCATCTATCCCCATCATTATCTACAAAACTACCACTATCTAATCCATCAGATACAAAACCAAATGGTGCCATATCTTGTTCTATTTGATTTTTTTGCTCTTCATATAACCTTTTTCTTACATCTTGATCTGTAAGTTCTTTGAAATAATCTTGAGCTACTAACCAAGCATAAATTACTAAACACATTGCAAGGTCATCATTACATCCTTCTTCTGCTTCAAAGGAATTGTGTTTTTGGATAAATGTTGTGAGTTCTGCAATAATCTCATAATCATTTAAAAATAACTTATTCTCTTCAATCATTGTTTTGAGATTAAGACATCCGACTTTTTTTACAGTCTTTGACATCTTGACCCCAAGTTGAGTTTTCTTCCCAGAAAATCCTTGGCCTACAATTTGACCTGCTCTTCCTCTCATTGAACACATCAGTAAATTTTTATATTCTAAATCATATTGAAGAATGCTTGCCACTTGATCCCCAACATCATTAACTTCACATAACACATAAGAATCATTGTAACTTTTTCCAACTTCATCAATAATACTTGGAAAAAGCATAGGTTTTATTTCATTGTTTCTATATTTTGCAACTACTTTGTGGGGAAATTCTGTTATATCGACAACAGTAAATGCAGAGTAGTCATTTCCTACTCCTCTTGCAACATCCACAGTAATAAGATAATCGTGGTTTTCTTCTGGATCTACATAAACATCTAATCCAGCACTGCGAGTCTTAGGATGGTCATAAACAAGGGATCTTAGTTTTGATGGAGCAATTAAGGTATCTACAGAACCTAAAAATTCACATTCAAACTCAACTTTAAACTGTTGTTCAGAAGTGTTTGAAATAGTTTGCTTTTTCCACTCCTCATCTCTTCCAGGAACTTCACTCCAATGAACGTCTGTAAATATATACTCATTCTTACCTTTTTCTGCATCATGCCACATTCGGTAGAAATGATTCATACCATGTGGAGTTGATACTATAATTACCTTTGTATTTTTACCCGAAGTAATTGTAGGATAAACCGAAGCAAAAAATGAATCTGCTATATGATTTGGAACAAACGCAAATTCATCCAAAAATAAAATGTTGAATGACATACCACGAACTGCAGAAGCAGAAGTAGAAGCAGCCAAGATTTTACTTCCATTTTCAAGTTCCAAAGAACCCTTGTTCCAAGAGATAATTCCCTGTTGCATCCACTTTGGTAAATTTTCATATGCTGTCTGCAATCTATCTAACAGTTCTCTAGCGGTCGCTGCTTTGTTTGCTAGGATGCCTATATTCACATTATCATTGAATACTGCATAATGTAAGAGAAAAGATACTACAGTAGTTGATTTTCCCGTCTGACGAGGCATCTTGCAGATATTAAATCTGTGCTCATGAAAACGATTTACAAGTTTTTCTTGAAATGGATACATTTTAAATGGTTGCAATCCATGATCAAGAGTTACAATTTTTACATAATTTTTTGCAAAATAAACAGGATCACTCATACATTTGGAAATTTCAAGAATTTGCTCTTCAGTAAATTCATGAGTGGTATTCGCTTTTTTTAATAAAGGATTGCCAAGATAAACATCATTATTTGTCATAACAAACTCCTAAAGATTAATTACAATTCCAGCGTTTGCGTGCTGCCTTACCCCTTTCTCCAGTCCAACTCCTAGAACGACTGCAGAAATTTCTTCTCCTTTTCCAGTCCGCCGAACCTGGTTTTAATTCTGAAGGAGGTGTAGTAACAGCCGTTTTGAGTTTTGAACCTGGATTCTCTCTACGATATGCCTTTACTGCAGCAGAACTCAACCCATCGGTTCTATCTTGACGATTTACTTTTTGCCAGTCTTCATCAACCTCAACTTCTTCTCCCATGGGTTTTACATAGTTTTTATTTGCTCCAGGTTTTGCAGTATTTCCACCTTGAGGTCCAAATGCCTGGATTAAAGGTTGTCCTGGTTGGATTTCAGAGACAGAATGATAAATTGCGATACACCCAGGATAAATTTTTTGAAGTTCATCATTTATTTCTTTACGTGTTGGGAGTTTGGCTTGAGGGAAGAACATTTTTAAAGAATAATATTTTCCTCTCCAATTTAGGGTGACTCCAACTACATTTCCTGTCTGTGCTTGCATTCTTATTGCTTCATTTACTTGAGACTTAAACCTTTTAATTGGTTCAGGTTTAATAATATCAATAACTTCTGCAAATGTATTTCCGTTTGCGTCTTCAATAGTGACATTTTCTGATTTTACACAAGAACCCTTTTCAAATTTAGAGGTTCCTTTTTTCCTTTTATATCCACTCCAACATTTTTCGTCGAGAATTTCTTTAGTAATTTTATCTACTATTTTTTCTTCAAATTTTGGCAGTGTTACTCCAACAACTTTTTTTGCTTTTTGTGGTAATTGTGCTTGTTGAGCAGTTGTCATATTCTCAATTTTTTTTGCTGCCGATGACAATCTTTGTGATTTGTGTTTTTCTGGATTAATTCTAGGACTTAATTCTTCTTCCATCTCACCACTTGCAACATAATCTGCAGCTGTGTCAATATAATCTGCTGCTTTAGTGATTTTTGATTGAACCCATGCCTCTAGATCTCCTTCACCTCTATTTACTTTTGATTTGAGTCTTTTTACTGCGTCCTCAATGGTCTTGAGTTCTGACCTTGCCATCGAGTATTCTTCGTCTTTAACTGAGACTTTATCCCATGCCTTCTCTCCATAAGAACACTCAGATCTTGTTTCTCTTTTATCGCATAATGGACAATATCTTTCTTCTTCGTGCATGGTTGCCTCCGTTTTAGTTCCCCAGTTTGCTGCACCAACTTTACGACATTTAACAAGTGCTCCAGATGCATATGCACTTGGCCAAATATCATATCTAGACTTTACTTTATGATAGCAAGCATCTTTTTTTCCAGACTTCTTTTTTTCTTGTAAATTCATTTCTTCAGTTCTTACGTTAGTTGGTTTTGATGCGTTCTTTTTTTCTGGTTGATTTGGATCGTTTTTATTTTTTCTTTTAAATGCTTTTTCTTCCTCTTCTGGAGAGAGATTTGCTGCCATTTTAGAACTTCCGCATTTTGGAGTAGAAGTTTGACCTGGCTGGCGAGCACAGGGAGCACCAGCAAATGGACCTCCTAATTGAACCCATCCTTTCACCTTTCTTCCTGTTTTTGGATCTGTCCCACTAGATTTTTTAAACCAATCACGAAGACTCTCATCTCCTGATTTAGTTTCTTCTCTTACGTCCTTAAATTTTTTATGATTCTTTTTAGATGATGCTTCCATTTTTTTTAAACGAGTATAATAATCCGGAATCTCATCAAGGTGTTGAAGAGCAATATCTCTTGCTAATTTATGATCTTTGGTGTGTTCATGCTCAATAGGTTCTCCCATATCAAGTTGCTTTTGTATAAAGGAAACATCAAGACGATGTTTTTTTGCAATTTGCTCAACTGTTTTATGAGATTTCAACCTAGGCATCGAACTATATTAAGTACCTTTTTATATTTATTATTCTATACTTTCTTGGGATTGTTGTTTTAAAAATTTTGCTAATTCTGCTGTGGAACCAACAAACAATGCATTATTTACTGTTGTTGGTCCTTTTATTTTATTTTCTTCAACATCTTTTAATTTTTTCTGAAGTTCCATTAATTTATCTGTAGCATCTGCAACACTTTTAATAAGTTGCCCAGCAACTTCATATGCTCTAGGCATTTCACTTTCTTGAGCCAATTCAAGAATACCGTTAATAGCTTCTTGACCCTTTTCTATTAAAGAGTATAAATTTCCTCTAGTATATTCATAATCTTTTTTAATATCATCCGAAATACTAGGAGTAGTTGTCTCTATACTTTCTATATTAGTATCTATTTTTTTAGATATAATTTCAGCACTTGTATTAAAAGACTGATTTAACTTATCAAATTTTTTTGTCATGTGCTAAAATTTATGAATTTGAACCACTAAAACCAAAATCATCACCATCTTCTATTAACAAACTGTCGGCAGTTGTTATAGATTTTACTTCTGCTCCAATTAAATGAGAAGTAATTGGTGTTCCATCTTTACCTCTTTCTACTGTAATGGTATTTCCAGAAACAAGTTTTACAAATACTTCTTCCCCTTCAATATCAAGATAAGTATTAGAAATTATTGATGAAGAATCACTAATGTGAATTAATGTAGATTCCGTATCTATATCTTTGGTCAAGGTTGTTAAAATATTTCCAGTATAATTTTTGATTGCTCTTGGTTGAGCAGAATAAACAACCTCTCGTATTGGAGAATTTGTAGTATCTCCAGCAATATAACCAATTGTAGTTTTTTTGATAATATCCTTTGTCGCGGAAGAAACTGGACCAAAAAGATAAGTTTTCGCAGTAAATCTTAATGTATATAATAATACTCTTCTTGTTAAAAAGTTTCCTTCATAATCATCTTGCATTGTGATACTTTCCAAGACTATCGGAATATCCCTCTTCTCATTAATTTCATTTACCAATTCCACTGTCATAGTATATGCTGGTTGAAAATATGGTAAAATTTGCTCTATAATTTGTAAAGCATCATCATTCAATTTAGACATAATACTGAGCTCAAATTGCATATTATACGGAACTGGTAAATATGCCTTTTTTGTTTCTGTCCCGTTTGAAGAAGATTTTAAGGTAAATGTTTGGGTTGTAGTTGCCTTTCTTGTCGAATCATACGTCAATCCCGTAAATTCGAAAGACATTCTTGGGAGTGTAATCTGAATGGGTTTATTTAAATCTGGAGATTGTTCTAATCTTGCAAGAAATTTTTGAGTTGGTCCATATGCAAGGGGAACCTTAATAACACTTTTTACATTTTTGTTATTGTCGGTATGCTTAATACTAATATCATTGAATAAAGAACCAAATGCAACAACTGTACTTCTTAAAACTTCGTGATAAAAATATTCAAACATACCTATATTTCCTTTAATATTATTTAATTATTTACTATTTATGGCATTCCGAAAGGATTTCTCTCACTAAAATCTATTATTTTATCTGCTTCTTCTTCGATTTCATCATTATTGGTAAATCCATCATTAGCAGAAGTAGTTTCTACCTTTCTTAAATAATGAGATGCACTTGATGCCGAACCTACTATGTTTTCTCCTGGTATAAATTGACCATTTATATTAGAAACTTCCAATATATTTGTAATAGAATTCCAAGACCTAACCCTAGCAGTTACTCCACTTTGAGTTCCAGATACAACCTCATTAAATATAAAACTTCCGCTTGAAGTAAGTGAGGGGTCACCAATAGTCATTAAAGGTGATTCAGTATATCCAAGACCTGCATTTGTAATTCTAATTGAAGTAATTGAACCTGCAGCAGAAACCACTGCAGTCGCTGCTGCAGAGATTGTAGAATTTCCAATAAATGTTATTGATGGGGGATTTACATAACCAGAACCAGAGTTAGTAACAGTAATAATTCCAACTATACCATCACCTAATATCGCATTTGCGGATGCACCACTGCCTCCTCCTCCAATAAATCTGACTCCGGGAGTCATAGTATATCCATAACCAGGATTTATAATTTCGACGCTTTGAACAGATTGTGCTGATGGATTAGTGTTATCATTACATACCACTATTCCACTTATCATTTTAGCAATTGCTGAAGCAGTTTGTCCATTCAACGGTGCAGATGAAATTCCTACAGATGGAATGCTTGTATAACCTCCTCCTCTATTTGTTACATTTATTAATCTAATACCACCATTTACAATTCCTGTAATTGCAGACGCCGTTATACCAAATCCAACCATCTGTAGTTTTTGTATTGGACCAATGGGAATGGTATCCCCCCCAATACTGCCACTGATATTATCGTCAATTTCTTCTATACCAGTATCAATTAATTCATCTTCATAACGGAATAGTTCGCATTTTAATTGATAAGTGTAAAGTCCTTGAAGCTGATAAAAAGGTTTTTCGTGTTCTACATATTTTATTTCAAATAATCTATCTCCAAGGGGAAAATAAATTAAATCTCCTTCCTTTGGTCTTGATGAAAGTTTAATATTTGATTGATTTTTTATAAGTGGAGAAATATAAGTTTCAAATCTTTCTCTAGAAATTATTAAATTTATTTCATTAAGTGCTTGTATTCCAAATTTAGATAATATTGTTGTATTATCTCCATATCCTTCAAAATTATCTAAGTAAGCTTCTATTGGATAAGCACTTTTAAATTCTGATTCAATAAGTTCTCTTATTACTTTTTTAGTTGTTATAAAATAACGAGGTAAATAATATACTTCAACCCCATACATCCTAAGTTGCTCATTTATTAAATCTTGTATTAGACTCTGTTCTGATTTGGATCCTTGAAGAAAAAATGGATTTAACATAATTAACCAATCATATCTAATGGAGGAAGTTCATAAGTATTTGACATTTTTTCCATCAAAATATCAATTTCTTTTTGTGCATCGTCGTACATTTGCCTTCCATTTAACTCTACTCCTCCAGGAAGTTTAACTCCGGTAAATTTCATCATATTCTGTCCCCACTGCCTCTTAATAAGAGAAGTTAAATATGGCTTTATAAATGAATCATTCCATACTCTCGAATAATCATTTGGGTCTAAAGTTGAATAACAATCTATAATAAAATAATGATTTTCTGTTACTGATCCCCAATCAATATCTAAATATAATCTATCTTGTCTTTTATTAAATCTTATTTGTTTTTGTGTATTTAATAGAAAATCTAAATCCTCTAAGTATGTCTTTACCATTGCATAACTTAATAGTTCAGTAGTTCCCCAATAGTAAATATCATTTAAAAATAATTGATATTTGACACTAAACATATTATGTGTAATGGTATTTGCTCCATCAAAAGTGAAAATTTTATTGACACCAATAACATTAGGAGGAACTTGTAAATAATTACTATTTTCCTCATAAGAAAATGTAGTGGCAGTTCCTACTATATTAGTTGTTACGCTAGTTGTAGTAATACCAACAGAGTTTTGATTTAACCCTCTTGCTCTCCCTCTAGCAATATCTTGTGCTGTTACTTTATACTTATAGAATGTAGGATAAACTCCATCAAAATGTCTTTCTTGGAAAAATTGTATAGCATCATCTACCAAATCTTCAATTTGTTCATCAGCTACATTAATTTCTAAAACTGGCGCTCCCAATTTCCTTTTACAATAATCTATTAGTTCTTGTCTAGTAGATGGTTGCGCCATTTATTTACTCCTTTAAAATATTTATTATTTGGTTATAATTAATTGTGATACAACTTCTTGCTGCTTTAAATATAACTTAAAGTAACATTTTGCAATATTTTTTACATCTTCAATATTATCTATATTATCAATCTCAGATGATATTTTAAAATATTCAAAACTTTTACTCAAATTTTCTAGTTCTATGTTGTCTGGGTTCATTTTGCTAAATTCCTCAATAAAGTTTTAATCTCATTAATATCATTTTTAATATTATTCAAATCATTTTCAATATTCTGAATCTTTTTATCATCTTGGTCTTTTAGTTTTCTCATTGATAAGTATTTTTGATATTCATTCATATTAGTGTTAATAATGCAATTGGTTTCTAAATCTCTTATCAAATTAACATGACCATCTACTTTAGCATATCTCATAATTATGCAAGAGCAATAACTCTTAGATTCTTTATCCTAGGAACATAAACTTGATTTGTTGAGGTTCCAATTAATTTTATTCTAAAATGTCTAAATGAAGGTAAATTATCTATTGTAAATGCATGTTCTCTATAATCAACCGATATTTTTTCGGATAATGATGGAACTATGTAATTATCGGAAAGACCGTCATTATTTTCTGGATTTATAATCTCCATATTGGAATCCAAGTTCATATAACCGGGGAATGGTACAAATATTGGCGCAAAATTTGGATTCTCACCAATAGCATAGAATGCTCTTATATTTGAATATGGATTTGTATGTGCATCTAATATTATTTTAATGGATGATGCAGATGCCTCAAGTACAATTTCCTTACTTACGTATTGGAATGCAGTCGGATCTTCTACTATGCTATTTACACGATTATCTGTAGGATAATCCAAAATTACATCATTAACTTTATTTGATGACAATATAGTTGATACTGATTTTTCATCTATTGTTGGGCTTATTGTAGGTGTCGTCGATGACAAGTACAGTCTTAAAGATAATGATTTTTCTCCAGATAATCTTAGCGTCTCATTTAGATTTGAGCATACTATTCGAGAAGAGTCTAAATAATTGTTCTCATTTATTGTCACTGATTCATATCCATTATCAATAAATGAAACTTCATTACCACTCAAACTCTTACCGGTAGTTGTTCTAACTTCTGCTGAAATAGAAGTACCATTTACTGTTGTATTGACAACGTTTGGTTGAATAGATTCAAAATGAATATTTTCAGAAGCTCTTATATTTTCTCCACCATCAGATTTAGATTCGTCAATGAACAATAATGGTAATCCTTCTGATTCATTACTTCTATCAATACCATTTAATGAAGTATCAATCTTAATGTGATAAGAGTCAAAAGATATTGGATCTGATATAATAGAAGTATCTACATCTGATAATAAATGAGATTTGTTAATTCTTCTTAAAGAAATACCATTTAATTCATATTTTGAAATCAATGTTCCAATTTCATACTGTTCTGGAATATTTCCTGTTGAGAGAACATTTCTAACAATTTCTCCACCAATAGAACCAGAAGAAACTGAAGTAAATTCAATAACTTCAGTTCCAATGAGAGCATATCCTGGATTTGTTGTTCCCACACCAACACCTTCAAATGTTGCAAATGATGAAGAATCTTCTACTAAAATAGAACTTGTTGAATTTCTTCCATAGGATGAAGTCAATTTAGTTGGTGGTACGTCACCCTCTACTCCAGAAATAGAAACATAGTTTTGATCCGAATGCATTCCATGGTTTTTGTGATTGACCTTGATGTGCAATCCATCACTTATAGTTGATATTTGTGATATAGTTACGCTTCCCGGATAATTTAAGGATGTTGTTCCAACACCATTTATATATTTTAAAGTATTTGCAATATTAACATCGAATTCTCCTTGAACATTATCTAGAATTAATTGATTAACTGATGTAATAATACCAACAGAGAATCTTGCATTTAATCCAACATCTTGAGTACCTATTGAAGAAATTCCAAGAACATCTCCAACAACATAACCACTTCCCCCATTAACAATTGTAGCACCAGACGCGACAACTTCGCCATTAGTAATTGTAATGTTTGCTGTTGCATCTTTTCCACTTCCAGTTATGGAAACTAATTTTACATCATTAAATGTAAATGTTCCGGATGATGGAGTATATCCTATTCCTGGATTTATTGTAGTTAAGGTTCCAAAAGCAGACCCAGCACTTCCAACATAATCACCTCTTCCAGTTTTATTTGATTGGATTATAGTATTTCCTATTACCAATCCACCATCATTTAAAGAAGAAGATAAATCAATTTTAATTTTTTTAGAATTGAAGTTTAATGAGTCTGGATATAGTTTAGGATGATTCAAATTCTCAATACTTCTTATTGGATTATAGAAATTGACAATTCCAGACTGCACAAAATCTGCTCTGTAAAGAATATATTTCAAGTCTTCTAATGGACTTGCTATCCAAGTTGTTGAATTTTGTGATTTAAACAGAGATTCATAAGTATTTTGTTGACTTACAAATGCACCAGTTTCAAGATCGTTTTCCAAAACTCTTGATATGAATACGGAATAATCCGGGGACTCTGATCTTAAACAAATGCAATATTGTTTTCCTCCCTCCAAATAAACCGGAGATTTGAAGGAGAATGAAGTTGCAATTGTACCATCATTTGATGTTTTGCCTTGAATATCTTTAGGATTTAATGATACATCTGAGAATGGAACTATAACTGTGGATGGATATCCTCCAACCATTGTTCGAATATCTAGATTAACTGGTTCTTCCGTATTAGTTGGAATTGTTTCAAAGAAAATATCACATTTTGTTAAGAATACTCCCGTTGTTTCCTCAACTAAGAAGGACTGTGCAAGAGGATCTTTCTTTTTACATCTGTTTTTAATATTTGCACCTTGTGACTTCAATTCCTGTACAAGAATTCTTCCTTGCTCAGGTGTAATGTTTCCACCAGAGAGTCTATCAATCCTAATTCCAGCATCTCTTGCAATTTGGTTTAAAACACGTCTATCTGAACCAGTATAACCAAGGTCTCTACCAGCATCTGCCAAACGCCCTTGGCCTGCTGTTGCAAGAACTGGTCCGCCTCGATTGATAATGAGAGGTGCATTGGATGGTTCTACTGAAGTTGGTATTGAAGTTACTGGTTGATTAGAACTTGGTTGTATTGAAGATGAAGGGGGTGGAGAGTATACGGGTGTATTATCAACAGTATTTGAAGAAACTGTTTGTGTTGTAGTATCTTCATCAACCAATCTACTAGCATTATCTCCTCTTTCAGGAGATATTTCGCTACTGGTAATAACTGGATTTTTGACTGATATAATGTTTTCTTGAACTGTTTCTACTATTCCACTTGAAACAAAATTTTCATCTGCCCTAGTGGAATTTCCGAGAAGAGTGAATGTTTTGGTGCCGGTACCAAAACTTATAGTGCTTGTGTTTGGTAGATAGAAGGATCCAATTAGAGTTGATGTATAATCTGGTATTAGTCTATTTCTTTGTGTAGATAATATTGCTTGAGCACCGCTAGTTGTCCCATAAAATGTGACATCTGATGTTATAAATCCTGAATATTGTGATTCATAATCAGATAAAGATTCAGTATCAATATTCAATATATTTGAAGAAGATGAATATTGTTCTTCTATTATCTCATCTTGATTCTGAGAGTATGGACTTATTGTAAAAATATCCGAAGGACTATCTACTTGACCAAACTTATGGTTTGGTGAACAAATTCTAAAAATTCCAGTTATTGTTTTTCCGTCACCACTTATTGCCCTAACATTTTCCCCAGATTGGAATATTCCCTGCACCATCGAAATCTGAATAAGTTTCGGGATACAATATTGATCGACAACTACATTATCGAAGATTGGAATTACTTCGGACAACGGTTTTAGATTTCTAGCGACAAATTGAATATTTCTCGCTCTCATTGTAAGAGAATTATCTCTCTTAATAACTCTATCCCCTAGAGTTATCTCTTGTTCTGTTGATGATAGTTGTATTCTTGAACCTGTTCTCTCTTTATAACCAGTTTCATAAGTTTGTGTTACATAATCTTGAAAAACTGTAGTAGTAGTAAGATATCCTGCAGCATCTACTTTATTATATTGTTCTCCCTTTTTAATAGGATCTTTTACTTCAGTTCCATTCCAAACTTCTTGCCACTCATTGTAAGTTGTTGGTGAAAATCCATCTTCTCCAATATCAAATACTTTTCTAGCTAATTCATATGCACCATCTATAATTGTCTTTGTTGATGCTTCTCTTTTAGTTCCGACCCAATTATCGCTAAATGGCGTTAATTCTAGAATTCCTGTCCAATAGTTGATAATGAATGGAGTAACACTTTCTGGTCTTGTAGCAATTTTTTGAGAATTCCACTCAACTTCAGAATAATCTAGGGTGATTAAAGATCCATTTTTTACTACATTTATACTATCAATATTAGTATCATTTTCATTTCTGAAAGGAGTTAAATTTATATTCTTGCTTGGATTAAGTGGTCTTAATTCTTGATTTCTAGTATCTACTGAGTTTTTAATTTCAAATGAATTGTCTTGTAGAGTCTGTGGTGAAAGACCACTGACTGAAAAATTATCAACAAAAAATCCAGATTTAAATCTGTTTAATCCAAAAGAATCTTGAATTGTTAGGCTTTCAACTTTATTCTCAAGCAGAGATAGTGAAGAATAGTACTCAAGATTTTTTATTCTATCCTCAAGTTTTTTAATATCAGTCATTCTATATCTTTTATGAGATATAAATTCTATAGATGCTTGAGAAGTGTTGTAAAGATATGGTGGTAGTGTTATGGAAGCAATTTCTAGAGAATCATCTACTGGTATTGGTTTTTCTGGATTTTCTGATGGCGTTCCTATTTTTAGATGAAACTTTCCAGTCTTGTTTAAATAAATTCTATCAATTCTTCCCAAATAGAATGAGTAATCTATATCAATAGATTCATCTGATGCTAAAGAATTTTTTGCAGAATTTCCAGATGCATTGAAAGTTCTTCCTTTAAATTCCAATGGAGAAAAAGAATTTTCTGAAACACTATATGAATTAACTCTTGGTCGAATATCAATCAAATCAGTTAGTCTTATTCCATTTACCGAATCAATTTCTTTAGAATAATCGCAACTAAAATAAGAATTTGCAGTTGTAATATCTCCATCATCGGAAGAATCATAATATAGGTTTGAAAAATATATTTTTAATGATTTAGTTGGTGATGAATAGTTTGATTTTCTAACAATTCTTCCATAATCATAAATTGTAGATTTTTGTCCGGGATTGAGTGTATAATGTGATGTTATTTCTTTATCTCCACCCTGAAGATCTACAATAGAAGCTAGAACTCCAGATTCTCCAAATAACAATTGCTCTCCAGCAACAAATGAAGTATT